TTCACGTTCGTGGCAATTTAAAGAGCACGTTCAGGAGTAAAGTCAGATGGGTTTCAATAAAATCTCCGGCGGCGCAAACGTCCCCCCGATGATGAACGTCGGGATGCCGGCGGGCTCTTACTGGATGGTGCCCGCAGGCCAAGGGGTAGTGGGCGCTTTTGGTGGGGTACTCTTGCCGCAGATCGGCACGAATAACCCGCTCAGCGGTCAGTTCCTCCTGCAGTTGGGTCAGTACACGAACCTTCAGCAATACGATCAGGGCACCAACAATTGGCAGTGCGTGCAGGTCTCGATCTACGCGCAGACGACGATTTCATCCGACGGCACCAACTACCGCGTGGTCAACTCAACCGGCTGCCCCGTGGGAGCGGTCATCACGAACGCGGGCTCCGGCGGCACGAACGGCTTCTACGGCTACGCGCAAGGCCCGGGCGACTCGACTCAGCCGGCGACCGCCTTGGGCGCCGCGATCACCATTCAGTCCGGCATCGTCGCGACCGGCAACGCGATTTTCACCATCACCCCGTCGGCGGGCGGCGGGCTTTGGAACGCGATTGTCGGCGGGGCTATCAACTCGACCATCAGTTTCTCCGGCACGGTGTTCAACGGCAACTTCGCGAGCGCGAACAGCGGCGCCGGCCAGTCCTTGGGCGGCTTCGGGCAAGGATCGGCCGCTGGCGGAATCACCGCTTCCGGCGGCACGCTTTGGACCAAACCCCCGATCCTCGTGTTCTCGCCCCCGGCGAACCAAGGCCAGCAGCCCTATATCTTGCCGACCGCGGTGTGCACGATCTCGGGCGGCATCATCAACGCGATCACCGTCATTGACCAGGGCGCGGGCCTGATGGGCCTGCCCGGCATTGTCGCGGTCCCGCAACCGGGCGATGTCACCGGCGGCGGCGCGGTGTTGGGGTGGCTCTTCGGCGCCACCGGCACCGCCGGCTTGGGCGCGGGCACCGGTTCTGGGTCGGTCCTTGCCATGTGGCCGGCCTACTACGGCACTGCGTTGACCGCCGTGCCGACTTTTACCTACGGCGGCACCTCAAACCCCGCGCCCACGGCGACTGCGATCATGAACTGGACGGTGACCTCGATCACCAACACCACGCCCGGCGTCACCTACACCGGCGCTTACGCGGTGTGGCAAGGCGGCGTCACGGTCGCCACCCCGGCCGCGAACACGTCGGTCTCCTTCACGCAGAGGATCTCGAACCCGATTTTCCCGCCCTTAGTCGTAGCGGCGACGACCGGCGTCACCACGCTCTCGGGCAACAACTTCGGGGGCGTCAACATCCAGGCAGCCGCCACGATCGCGCTGGGCACGCAGTTGGCGGCGGGCACGGTGGGCACGGTGGCGGTGCAAACCCCGGTGTTCGGCGGCGCGTCCGATGTGGTGAAGTTCATCAGCTTCTGATTTTTTTACACACCCAGAAAGGTTGAGCTATGGGTATGGATCAAGTGTTCGTGACCAACACGAACGAGGATGTGCACGAGGATGGCTACAACGGGGAGGCTTTCGTCTTTCCGCCGGGCGAACGGGTTTTGGTTCCCGTCGAAGCCGCAATCCACATGTTAGGGTTTAATTTGGTTGACAAGACCGACACTCTCGTGAGGTTGGGCTGGGCGACGATCTATGACCCCAAAACCAAGAACTGGGCCGAGAACCCGCAAGGCGCCCAGCGGCTCGGTCGGTTCGTGTTTGACAAAGCGGTGATGGTGTCGGAGTCCTCGCTCGCGCGCGCGCTTGAGAAACCCGTCGCGGCGTGAAGCGCTCGCGCGTGAGCCGTGACCACCCTTGGCCCCTCAACGACACCCGGCACCTATGAATATCAGGTGCTCGACGCCCTCCACGACCCGAACAATAACCGCTGGTCCATCGCGCAGATCGATGGCTACATCAACGAGGCGCGCAAGCAACTCGTCATGGACTCGGGCTGCCTTCGCACGCTTCAGCAGTCCTATCTCTCCCAAGGCGTGGAGCAGTACCAATTTGGCGCGGTGGCGGGCGCAAGCATTCTTACCCCGGGGTCCGGTTATTCCGCTCCCACGGTAGCCTTTTCTGGGGGCGGGGGCACTGGTGCCGCCGCTGTCGTGACTCAAAGCGGTGGTGCGCTCAACACGATTGTCTTCACGAGTTACGGCAGCGGCTACACGAGTGCCCCCACCGCCACGGTCACGGATTCGACCGGGGCGGGCGCGAGCGTGCAGGTCGGCGTGATCAACATCTCGACCTTCGACATCTTGGGCGTGCACGTGCTTTGGGGCACGCAGCGTTACTCCTTGGACTGGTACCCTTTTAGCCTCTTCTCGGCGCGCTACCGGCTCTACACGGCGGCGACCTACCAGCGACGGCCCGACGCGATGGCGTTCTATGGCGAACAGAGCCTTTTCATCGGCGTCACCCCGGACCAAACATACGGGCTCGAGCTCGACTCGGTGATTTTGCCGACGCCCTTCGTCACCGGGGATACGACCACCCAGGACGCCATTCCGCTTCGCAATCAGGATCCGATCAAGTTCTTTGCCGCCTACCTTGCCAAAAACAACGCCCAGAACTTCGGCGAGGCTGAAGGGTTTCGCCGCCAGTATGCGACGCGCCTGCTCGAGGTCTGCGCCTCCTACACCCGCCGCATAGGCTCGATCTATGCCACCTAAAACCGCGAACGTCGGCGGGGCGAACCCGGAGTGGATCCTGCGTGAGTTTGAGGGCATGAACAACTTGGCCGCGCGCGAGGCCATCAACGACAATGAGTTTTACTGGTGCGAGAACGCGATTCCGATCGCCCCGGGCAAGTGCGTGCCGGTCAAGGCCCCGTCAGCCGCCCTCGCCACCGTTTCGGCGGAGACCGGCGCCCCCTCCTATGTGCAGAACTTCAACGTGCTCGGGACCGATTACGAGTTCTCGGTGTGGGCGTTTTCGGGTAATGGTTACGTGGTGAACCTCTCGAGCTTCGCGGTGACGAAAATCATCTCGGGGCTTACCTCCGGGCTCACGGCGGCCGCGCAATACTCGAACCAAGGGCTTCTAATCATCGACCCGACGGGCTATTGGGACTGGAATTTAACGGCCCCGAACACGCTCACCCCCCAAAACAAGGCCATCGCGAACGTGACTCTGGAGGGCAGCGCCGCGCAAGTGGCGGGGGGCACGAGCCTTCGCATCGTCACGCTCGCGCCCTTGGGCACCGGGGCGACCTTCCAGGCGAGCTACCAGGTGGTCAATGTCACCCTGGTGAACGCCGGGTCAGGCTACGCGGTCGGGGACTCGATCTTTTTGAGCGACGGCTCGCCGGTGACCCCGGCACAGATCATCGTCGCCTCGATCTCCGGGGGCGGCGCGACCGGCCCGGTAACCGGTATCACGTTGGCTGCCGGGGGCTCCTACCCGGGTCCGACCACAAGCACCTTCGTCGCCACCGGGCCGACCGGCTCGACCATCACCACCACAGGCGCGGGCACCGGCGCGACTTTCACCGACCACATTCAAGCGATTTCGATGGCGGTGCTCACCCGGGGCACGGGCTACGGCACCGACACCGCAGTTCAGGACCAGACCGGCTCAAGCGTGGTTGACACCTGGATAGCCGCCTCCTCGGGGGTGATCGGCGGCACTTCGATTGCGGTCTATTCGGGGCGGGTGTGGATTGGGCTCTCGCGCACGGTGTACTTCACCGACATCAATTCCTACTACTCCTTTGGCGGCGTCGGGGGCTCATTTTTCATCCCCGATTCCTACCTGCACAACAACATCACGGCACTCTACGCGGCGAACAATTACCTGTATATTTTCGGCGACACCTCGATCGATGCCTTGTCGAACGTCACGGTGTCGGCCGGCGTGACCTTCTTCTCGCGCATCAACGTCACTGCGAGCGTCGGCACCTCGACTCCGACCTCGATTTTCGCCTACTACCGCGCAATCGTTTTCTATCACGCCTCCGGGTTCTATCTGCTCGCGGGTGCGACGCCTGAGAAAATTTCCGACAAGGTCTCGGGGCTCATTCAGAACATTGTCGCCGTGAACCCGGGCTTCTCCATGCCTCTTGCCTGGGGCGGGCAGGTGCTGGTGCAAGGGGAGCTGTGCGCCGCGATGCTTTTCTCCTTCACCGACACCGTCACGGGCTACGGGGCGACGCGCGGCATTTTCGCGCTCTACTTTCGCGGCCGCTGGTGGGTGTACTCGGGGTTGACGTCGGGTCCCTATCAGTCGATGGTGTCTATTTCGGTCGGCGGCGTCGCGACGATGTACGCTTGGGCCGGGAACTCGCTCTACCGGATGATGGACTCCGCTGCAGCGCTTGCGGCCTGGCTTTTGAAAACCAAACTCTGGGACGGCGGGGCGCCCACGCACGACAAACAGTCCCTGAACGCGGCGGTCGCCGGGGTGTGGACGGGCCTCACGCCTTCGGGCGTTGCGCTCTACATCGACACGGAGACCGCGAACGCGACGACTCCGGCGACTCTGAACCCGCTGATGAGCGTGACCTCTGGGTACCACTTCAACGTGTCCTCCGTGAACAACGGCGGCACCCAGTACTTGGGGCTCACCGTCACGGGCTCGACCGACATGTCGCAAATTGACATGTTGGCGCTACGTGGCTCCTCAGGCCCCCGGGATAAACTCGCATGAACATCGACTTGTCCGCGACCACCGGCTTTAACGATACGCAGGGCTTGCGCAATTTCCTGCTCGTGCACCGCTTCGTGCACTTGGAGACCGCGAACGCGTTGAGTGCCAAGTACAACGTACCCTTCTCGACCTTCGGGCTCGACAGCCAATTGGCCGAGGATGCTTGGGTGCAGGCCATGCAACAGGGCGCGCAGGGGCAAAGGGGCGTCAAACAGCCCGCCTCGCTTCAAGATTGGCTGAACGTGCATGCGGCCATTCACAATGCGTCGTATAGTCTCTTGGCCGGCCAAGGGGCGGTCGCGCCGGATTTGTCGGTGGTGGATTTCGCCCAAGCCGATCAGTTCTACGATTGGATGCAAGCGCACCAGGAAATGCACGATTACGAGTACCAGCAGTTGGGGTTGATGTGAGCGCGCAATTAAAACCCATGATCAGCATTC